GAAGCCTCTGGGTGTCATAATACGCGTCTCTGTCAGGCTTAAACTGATAGTGGACTAGAATCTTCCAGCGATCATTATATCTTCTGTCGGCCTTTGAACCGTGCCAAAAGTGGTTAATGGTTCCGGCCACGTATCCAATGTCCTTCTTGATAAACTCATTGCATCTACGCTGCCACTCGAAGCACCTAATCTTGTAGTCTTCATTCACATCCTTATGGAATGAGTGCTCGACCTTTCCAATCATAGCACACGCCATGTGTCTGTCACCAGAACCTAAAATTCCGAAGTCGATTAGACCTCCGACATAGTCGAGGGCCTCTCTTCTAGCAGCCCATGCGTATCCAGGGTGAGAGAAAGTAGCATATCCACCCCTCTTAATCGAATCTGGATTATGATACCAGTCATGAACAAATCCGGTATGAGTCTTGATTGGTTCGTATCTTGGCGATAGATCTACTGAGTGAGAGAACATCTGCACGAACATATAGTGCTGGAGCTGTTGAATGGTCTCATTGACCCAGTCCGCTCGAGTGAACTGGACGTCAGCATCTACCCACGCGACATACTCCCAGTCGATAGGAAGTCGGGAGATGCCAATGTTAAGCATGTTCTCTTTGTGCCAGAGCTCAAAATATGAGCGCACTTGGATATGATGTGGATTATCGGCCTGAGTTATCTCAAAAGGACGATCTCCAAACGCCATCTCTACGGTGTAAAGTATAGCTCCTGCATCGTTAACTCTCTTTTCAAAATCTTTATAGAGAGCATATCTCGAATGGTATCGGACTGGGTTGGAGACGCAAGTTACAACGTAGAGATTCTTGTTCATGTCGGCTTATTTTTCTCGATAGCCTCTGATAAGCACTTTTCAGAACAGTAATTATGCAGAGGAATGTTTAAAGGTTGAGAGCCGAATACACCTTGAACTAACATCTCTTTATTACAATTCTTGCACGGCAACTTAATCATTCTATCGTCAAAGCCTCTTCGTGTAGCTCGGCTATAGTACTATATAGCTTTTCTTTGAACGGAACATTCATAGAATCAATGGCTTTCTGGAAAATTTCTAATGTTCCTTCTGCCTCATCTACGATATCTTGATCGTCTTCAAGATTAAGGTTCATATGATCCTCGACTACCTGGAGATCTACAACTCCGGAGCTCTCTAACTTCTCAATAAAGCAATCGAACCAATATGGATTAGTCTTATTCTTAACCACTACCTTAACAATGGTGTCCCTGTACGACTCTGTCTCAAATTCCATAATCTCTTCAAGAGTCATGTCTTCATCATTATAGAAGATCTTCTTGAACATCGAGATTGGATTCTTAATGAATGTTAACTGTCTAGTGTCAGTGTCAAATATATGAAACCCACGCATATCATTAAAGTCAGACCAAGTATACTCACATGGAGACCCGAGGTAATGAATGTTACCAGAGCTTGAGCGAGTATGATAATGGCCGGAGCAGACCATGTCAAACTTTGAAAAATCCTGTGGGTCTTGCCCATCATGCGCTATTGATCCTTTATACATTGCAAACCCAGCGATCTCAAGATGACCAAACGCTATAGTCGCGTCTGTCGATGAGATAAGTTTCATCGTTTCTTCCCTATTCTCTGAACAAATCCAAGGGAGAAATAATATCTTACACCCGCCAAACTCGACTTCGGTAGCCGAGTCATACCACTTGAATCTCTCGTTATTGTTTAGCCAATAGAGTTCTTCGACGGCGTTGACAGAGTTAGTATTCTTATAGAAGGTGTCGTGGTTTCCAATAATGATGTGAGTATCGAATTCCTTCATGGCCGGCTCGATGAACTGCTTACGAAGAGCTCTAGCTGATATGAAGTTGATATACTTACGGCGGTCCACGATATCACCAAGGTGGATTATCGTGGTGATTCCATTCTCACGTAGATATGGAAAGAATATTTCTGAGTAGAAACGATTAAAATATCGGTGAAACGCGACGTTATCGTTCCGGACACCCCAATGAGTGTCGGTTACAAGAGCTATCTTCAAATAATGACCTGCCAGTTAGGATTTAGCTCGCACGGAACTTCGAGCTCTTTGTCGACTTTATGACAGTGTCTGCACATCAAGTCGTATTGTAATGTCACGTCAGACATATCCATTATGTCATGCGATTCGTTAGGAACAAATCCATACCATTGAATCCAATGTTCACGGGTTTTATTATTCATGCATTATTCTATTATACACGCGAGAAAATGTCAACCCTCGTCATCTTGGAACTTCTCTACACCCTTTGATTTGGTAGTCTTCTTTTCGTTCATCTTTTCCTCAAAGGACTCGATGATACGGTCAGAAACATCATTGCTCATCTGGTTGATTCCAACGATACCGGCGTCGTCTCCATAAGCGAGCTGATCAAAAAGACCAGAGTTCTGAAATGCCTTGTGCTTAATATAGGTTTGTTTCTTTTCCTTCTGAATCCTTCTAACGAATGCTCTCCAGGCGATTAGAGAGAAGTATCCGAATGGATTCTGTTTCTGTTCATTTGGATCGAAGTTATCTACTGCAGAGAGACAGTTCTCAATAGCATCTCCAACCATCTCCTCTCTGAATGAGTAGTTGATAAAGTTAGGACGATAAGATAGACGCTCACAGAGCAAGTAGAAGCAGTTACCGAGGTAATTGTTCAACTTCGGTTTGTCGGTTCCATTATTTTCTGCTTCAATGGCGGCAAGACGGTACTTAGTCATTTCGACATGAAATTTCTTCTTATCGATATAATTGTTTACCGTGCGCTTTGTTTTCTTAGGTGGTTGCACGTTCGTGTTAAAACTCTTGTTGACAATTTTCAGGTAGTGGTGTATAATTGCTTTGGCACATCAATGAATAGTAGTATCAGAATCTGTAGGACTGAACACAATGTCTCCTGTCTCATCTGCGTGCCGTTGGTTCTGATAATCGATTACTAGATTAATCATCTTCCTAGTCATGTACTGCAACTTTTCTTGATATGCCTCGTCTGTTATCTTACTAACCTCTACCGAAACTTCGTAGAAGTTAATAAATGCATCATTCAAAAGAGACATCGAGATGATTGACTTTACTGCGATAGGAACCTGACTCTCCGAACAGCCAGTGATAAACTTGACTAGAGCAGACCCGAGTCTTCCATCTTCGGTCTCGTAGTCTTCCCAGATCATTGGATTGTTAATTATTACCATATCAGAATCAGTAGATTCCTTATCAATAACTCCATAGACAATTTCACCCGAAGCGATCTTAACGGCGTAATGGCTCATGTGTTTAGCCTTATCTTATGAATACGATAACTAAACTGTTGCTCGGCGTAGATCTTGACTCGTTCTACGAAGTGCTTCAGTGTGTGGTTCTCTTTAGATTTATATGATAGATCGTCGGCAATATCGTATAGAGTTACGAACTCTTTGCTCTTATGTAAACGAAGTCCTCTTCCGATAGACTGAAGTACTTTAATTCTCGCTTTCTGAGGATGAGCGAATATAATATTGTGTAGGTTCTTAACGTTAGTTCCAGTTGAGAAAGTTCCTACTGAACATACAACTATAGCATCTGTATGCTTTTCGAGTAGCTTTCTAATCTCTTCTCGGTCTTCTGTATCGACACCACCAGACACGTAGTACACTGGTCTGTTGGTAGATAGACGAATTAAATCATAGAGAACCTTCCCATGATTCTCAACGTATCGATACATCACGAAAGTATTACCCTTGAGACTAAGTGCTAGGTTCTTAATGAACTTAAGTCTTGTCTCACTCGCAACGATGAAGTCTATCTCACCCTGGTAGTCAGTCTTATTCTTATGAAAGAGCTTTCTGACTTCTTCTGGATATTGAAGCACTAAGCACTCAATTTTGAGCTTAGCAACATCTCCAGAGTCCATGAGCTCTTTGGTGGTGATGACCTCATGAACTTGTCCGAACAGACCTTCTAGAACGAGTTTGTTAGTCTCTGTTCCATCTAGAGTACCGGTGAGTCCAACTTTATAAGGACACTCGGTAGTCTTAGTCATAAGAGTAGTTAGTGACTTTGCCTTAAAAGTATGTGCTTCGTCTCCAACAATTAGCTTGAATTTATCAAACCATCTCTTAGGAAGCTGGTAGATTGACTGCCACGTACTTACTACGATTGGTTTATCAGTGTTCTTGTCATGACCGGAATAAATCCGGTGTACAAACTTCTCTGAGTCAAATCCGTAGTCTTCGAAGTCTCCGAACATCTGGTTGACCAGTGTAGTGGTGGGCACCACGATGAGTGTCGGTACTTGAAAGTATCGTATGAGTAGGTAGATGATGAAGCTCTTACCTGACGCAGTAGGCGAGAGTAGGAGAATGCGCTTTCTTTGGATTGCTCGTACGAAAGCATCGACTTGGTAATCTCTTGGAGGTAGTGTCGGGTTAAGCTTTTGGATAAACTCGATAGCGTCTTCGAGCTTAAATTCGGTGTATCGAAAGACATCTGGATACTCGAAGTTATATCCACGGTCTTTACAGAATTTTCCGAGTCTTGGGAGGAGACCGACATACAAGAGACAGGTATACGCATTGAAGAGTCGAATCTTCCCGTCCCACATCTTGTTCCGATATTTTGGCATAAACTTGTAGCCTGGAACAAAGAATGTGAAGTAGTCACTAATTTCTTGAGCAATTCCGGCGTCACATCGAACTTTGATGTTAACATCATCTATGTACTCTACTCGAACTGTATCCATTACGTGCCATTCATAAATCTCATATAGTCAACAGCAGTTCTGACCTGATATCCCATTCGAGAGATAATATCGATGATAGACTTGAGAGCCTCAATCTTCTCTTTCTGAAGTCCCATCTTTAGCGTAAGAGCTATGATAAGTCTATCGGCTTCCATATATCTACCAACATCGGTCTTGATAATTCGACCCCTAGCCGGAACATCCTCGAGCCACTCTTTTGGAGTCGTCTCATTTGGACCTTCTGTATAGAATTCGTATCTATCAAACTTAAGCTGCTTGTATTCTGCCTCCTGTTTGGCTAACACTAGCCTCTCATGGGAGAGAATCCTGATATATTTAGCGTGCACTTTCGGGATGTCCAGAGCTACAGAGTCGAGCTTGGTCCTATCGACGTGGGAATCTTTATCCCACTCGGCGAGAATATCTTCGAGTTTCATGAGACCTTATGTTTGAACGATCGATCGAAGATATTCTATATCATAAAATCGAGCAAATGTCAACTAGTTTTTACTGATCTCACGTCAAAGAGAGTGTAATTAAATATCACCTGAGAGGTCACTACTGGTTGAGCTGGGTTAGTAGTATCGAGTTTAGGAGCTGAAACCGATGTTGGCCATGCATCCTCAAAGAGAAATTCAATATTAGCATTCCTATGACCAGTATTAGTGAACACCGAAATGTCAGATGTAAATGCCTGCCATGTAGATCTGAACTGAGGATCGGCATATCTAGCAGCTTTGTATTCATCAAATGTCTCTGGAAAACCCATTCCACGAATCCAATTATACATCTCTAGATAACCCTGAAGATCTTCATCCACAAGAAAAGTGACCGGTAGTTTTTCCCAAGTAATGTGCTCACCCGGA